CAATAGCGCGACGCTGCGGACGTCGCCGTGTCCCACATGCGGCCCCAGCCGGGGCATCGACAAGCAGTTCGGCTCGGGCGGAACGAGCGAAGACCAGTTGGCCTATTGGCAGCGACGCCTGGGCGAGTTGGAGAACCTCGCGTCCCGCCGCAGCCCGACCGTCAATGCAAATCTGGGCACCACCTCGGAGATCGCCCGCGCGCGGGCCGAGATCGACCGCATCCAATCGTCGCTGACGAAGTCCGCGGAGGAATCCGAAAAGGTCCGAAAGAACATCGAATCGCTCAAGCTGCTGGGCGAGATCAAGATCGTCATGCCGGAAATCGACATGCGCAAAGTCTTGGGGGATCGGGCGGCTCTGTTGGGCGCCGCCGCCGGATCCAAGGACGCGGGCATGCTCGCGAGTCTGGGATTGACGGCGGAGAATGTCGACCTTGCCGCCGCGCGCGCTAAGGAGATGGCCGCGTCCTACATGGATGCGCAGACCACGGCCATGCGACAGGCGGAGCTCGCGGGCAAGGCGATCACGGCCCGCTCTCCGGCGGAGCGCGCCGCGCTGGCCGCCGAGCAGAAGCGTCTCGACCTTGTCAATTCAGCGCTCTCGCCGGAAGAGAAGCGCGTCCAGATCGAGATGGCCTATGCCAACGCCCTGAAGGAATCCTCCGTCCAGCTGACCGAGGCGATGCGCACCCGGCTCCTGTCCGGCGAGCAGGCCATTGCCCAGCAGGACCTGGAGGTGAAGCTCATCGGCAAGACGGCGGGAGAGGCGGCGGCGCTCCAGGCCAATTTTGCCACCTATTGGGACCTCCGCCGCGAGGCCGCTGCCAACGGGACGAAGCTCGATGAGGCGCAATACGAGATCCTGAAGCGCCAGAACGAGGAATTGGCGCGCAAGGTGGAGATGACGGCCCGCCTGAAGCTGCTCGCCGACATCGAGTTCGAGCGCGACCAACTCGGCCGGTCCTCCGAGGACCAGGCCATTGCGTCGTCTCTGCGCTCCGCCGGACTGCCGGTGGACCTGGGATCGAGCGAGGCGCAGCTGATGCGCTTCAACCGGCAACTGGCGTCGACCAAGGACCTCTCCGAGACCGCGCTCTCCGGATTCCTTCAGGATCTGCGCAGCGGCGCCTCGCTGTCGGACGCCCTCACCAACGCGCTCGGCAAGATCGAGGACAAGCTCTTGGAAATGGCCGCGAACCAGGCCATCGCGAGCCTGTTCGGCGGGCTCAACGGGTTCGGCGGAAGCGTGGGCGGCGGCACCGTGGGGAGTACCCTGGGGGCGGCTTTCGGCTTCCACTCCGGCGGTTCCGGCCCCGGCGAGGCGTCCTTCATTCGTATGGACAACCCGGCTCTCTACGTCACCGCGCCCCGCTATCACAGCGGGCGCGATCCTTTCGGCTTGCTTCAGGGTGAGCGCCGGGCGGTGATCCGCGATGATGAAGGGGTCTTCACCAAGGCGCAGATGCGCGCCCTTGGCGCCCAGATGGGCGGATCCCAGGCCATGCCCAACTGGTCCATCAACATCACCAACCAGTCCGGCGCCCAGGTGGATGTCGGGAAGCCCACGCGCGGCTCCAATGGGCAGATGACGCTCCCAGTCGTCATTCGTGCCATCAAGCAGGAGCTGATCAGCGACCTTGAGAATATGGGGCCGGTCTCGAAGGGCATCAAAGCCCGCTACGGCCTCAACGAGATGCGGGGTGCCACATGAGCCTGCCCACCTGGCCGTCCGATGTCCCCTACCGCTCTCTGCCGGATGGATGGGGGGCGAAGCCCTACCGCACGCCTCTTGAGACGGATATGGACGGCGGCAATGTCCGCGTGCGCCGCCGGCCGGGTGACGGCCTCGGCACCATGTCCTGGAAGGTGGAGCTCACCGCGGCGCAGATGGCGAGCTTCCGCTCGTTCGTCGAGACCACGCTGCGCTTCGGCACGGCGCGGTTTTCGATGCCCGTCACGCTGGACGGCAGCACCTATGAGACGCGCACGGTGCAGATCGTCGGCGGCTCGCTGCAATATTCCACGCCGGGCGGCGGCGTCGCCGCTGTGCAGATGGACCTGCGGGTCTTTCCTGCCTCGGTGGTGTCCTGATGGCAGAGCCCTGGACCGACGCCTGGGCGGAGGCGGAAGCATCCTGTCCCCAGGACGCGCTGGTGTTCGACACGATCGAGCTTCAGCATGTGACCTTCGAGATCGACGGCTCACCCGTCGCGCTGCGCTTCGTGCGGGACGTGGAAGAGCGCTCATTCGGGATCGAGGAGACCGCCACCTATAATCCTGGCCAGACGGTGGCCTTCGCACCGTCGGCGTTCCAGGCGGACCTGCCGACCGTCGGGGAAAAGCAGATCCCCGAATGCAAGATTACGGTCGACAATGTCGCGCGGGACCTGATGCCGTACATCGAGGCCGCGGTGACCGTGCGGTCTGATCTCACCATCGTCCTGCGGCAATACCGCGAGGATGATCCGTCCGAGCCCTGCTACGGGCCGGTGGCCTTCATCCTGCGTCAGGTCACCGTCACCGGAACGCGGGTGTATACCCGGCGCTGGTGTCGTCGTGATCAGCCCTGTCATTCGAGATCGAACCGGATTGGATCGAGAGATGCCTCATACGCAGTTGAAAGAGACCCACGGCTCTCCATCGACATCCGGGCAAGAAGATCGCAGGCGCGATCAAGGGCCTGAATTCGAAGCTGCTGTAATGTCAGCCCTGGCTCGTATGGAATGCCGATTGAGGCTGTTAGAGAAGGCCCCGCGCTGCTCTTGCCGCCCGCTGCCGAGACTGTGATCGAGACGGTAATCGACATGACGGGTCCGCCAGTTGTTTGGACCAGTGTCATGCCGCCGAACTCGACGGAATGAAGATCCCGCTCGTCGTAAATGCCCATCGTCCCCTCCCTTGGCGCAAATGCCGCCGACTGTGGCCGATTCGACCAGCATGCGCATCGACACCATGAGAGCTTCATGACCCGTGCCTCCTACCTCACGTCCCTCCTTGGCCGCCCCTGGGCGCCGCAAGGTGAGGGGCCTGAGGCCTATTCGTGCTGGGGGCTGGCCTGTGAGGTCGAGGCGAAGCTCTTCGGCCGCGCCTTGCCGGCGGTGGCCATCCCCGCCGCCCTGACATGGCGGTGGGCCATCGACACGCTTGCGGCCCATCCCGAGCGGGATGCGTGGCGGGAGGTCACCAGCCCGCAGCCCGGCCTCATCGCTGCGGCCGACGGCGCATTGGTGCTCATGGCCCGCGCGGATCGTCCCGCGCACATCGGGGTGTGGCTCGCGCCGGAGCGGGCCGTCATCCATGCCGATCATATCCTGGGGGTCGTGGCCGAGGGCGTGCCGACGCTGCGCGCCAGAGCCTGGACCCGCCTCAGATTCTACGAGCCCAAATGACCGCAATCGCTGTGCATATGGTGCTTCCGGGCCGCGAGGTCGGGAAGGCGCCCGTCCGCGCCCGTGAGACCATCGCACGCTTCCTGGAGCGCGTGGGGTGGGCTTTCACCCTGCCCACCATCTGCATGGTGGATGGGGCTCCCGTGCTGCGCCGGCATTGGCGGCGGATGCGCATCAAGGCCACGTCGCAAATCGTGTTCCTGTCGCGCCCGCGCGGTGGCGCCGGCACGCGCGGGATCCTCGGGCTGGTGGCGCTGATCACCCTGTCGGCCCTGGCGCCGTGGGCCGGCGGTCTGGCGGCGACGGCTCTCGGCATCTCCAGCGCCTCGTCTCTGTTCGGCGCAGCCTTCCTGGCGGGCGGCGCTTTCCTGGTCAACGCGTTGGTGAGCCCGAAGGCCGGCGGGCAGAGCGAGAGCTCAGACACGCTCTACAGCTTCGGAACGCAGAGCAATTCGGCTCGCGTGCTCCAGGCGATCCCGGTCAGCTATGGCCGGGTCAAGAAGATCCCGGACTATGCGGCGGTGCCCTGGTCCGAATTCGTCGGGAACGACCAATATTTGAACCTCTTGCTCGTCGACGGGCTCGGCGAATACGAGCGTGAGCAGATCCTGGTCGACGACACGCTGCTCTGGGACAGCACGGATGGCCTGTCCGACAGCTTCTCCGACGTCGAGATCGCGTTCTACGGACCGGGCGAGGAAATCACGCTCTTCCCGGTCAACGTGGCGACGGCCGTCGAGGTCAGCGGACAGGAGCTTCCGGACTTCGCCGAAGACGGCTGGGTTGGTGGGTTCGTGGCGAACGCATCCGGCACCACGGCGACGGCGCTCGCGATGGACATCGTCTTCCCCGGCGGCTGCTACTCGCTCAATGACAGCGGCGACATGCAGTCCCGATCCGTCACCATCACGGCGGAATATCGGTCCATCGACAGCGTGGGGGCCGCGACGAGCGATTGGAGCACGCTCGCTACGGCGACATACACGCTCACCACGAAGAAGCCCAAGCGCTTCTCGATCAAGCAGAGCGTCTCCGCCGGCCGGTACGAGGTGCGCATGCGGCGCTCTCCGGCGCCCTCCACCAGTTCCAACACCGTGGACAATGTGACGTGGTCCGGATTGAGGGCATTCCTGACCGCGCCGACGTCCTTCCCCGGTGTCTCGGTGACGGCCATTCGAATGAAGGCGACACAGCAGCTCACGAGCGCCTCTGCTCAGAAGCTCGGCATCGTCGAGACGCGCATCCTGCCGGTGTGGACCGGCACGGCCTGGGAAGACCAAGCCACGCGCTCGCCGGCCTGGGCCGCCTGGGACATGGCGACCAACACGGACTATGGCGCCCGGCGCAATGTCAGCAAGATGGACCTGCAAGCGTTCATCGACCTGGATGCGACCGCGACCAGCCGGGG